TTAAGCATTGACCTACTTGTCGAGGATCATAGCGGCAATGTTATTAAAATTGATAATCCACAAGAGTTTCTATCTCTTCTCATTGATGCGTATACTTCAGCAATGCAATTTAAGCATGTTGAACAGCAAAAACTTAAAGCAGCCAGAAGTACAGCTAAAATTGTAGGACTATAATATGACTACAAAAGGCTTCATGATGTTCGCGTACAATAACGAACAACTTGATTACACACAACTGGCGCTTGTTGCTGCCTACGCAATCAAAAAGTACATGCCAGACTATCCGGTTGTACTTGTTACTAATCAACAAAGTTTGACTCAGTGTAAGCTAACACATGGCACTGCTCTTATGGATGCAGCTTGGGACAATGTGATTATTACAGCACCGGAGTACGAACGCAATATGCGATTACACCACGACGGCGCATATAACAGCTTCAATGCACAGTTTACAAATACAAACAAACACGACATTTATAATCTAAGTCCGTTTGATGAAACTATTCTAATTGACACTGACTATCTATGTGGTAACGCAAACCTTGCTATGCTATTTGGTGGACAACATGATGTAGCAATGTACAGAGATGCTCGTAATTTAAGATGCGAAGAACCATACACAACAGAACGCTGGTTGCATTATGCTGGTATTCGCATGTGGTGGAGTACTGTAGTGTACTGGCGCAAAAGCGAAGAAGCAGAACATTTCTTCAATGTATGGAGCGAAGTGAAAAGGAATTGGGAGTACTATCGATTCTTGTATAAATTCCCTGGATCGTTATACCGGACTGACTACTCTGCATCTATTGCAGCCCACATGTGTGATGGCTGGCATGATGGCGGCTTCATTGGCCAAATTCCAAATTTTATGCGTTACCAGGATCAGCGCGATGATATCATTGAAGTCAAAGGTCCTAACCATTGGGTAATGTTAAGCAACTTGCACGAAGAATGGAAAAATATTGCTGTTGAAATTAGTGGCGAAGATGTGCATATTATGAATAAGAAAAGCATTCTTCGAAACTATGACACAATCATGGAGCACTTGGCATGACAACAGTGTACATAGTTGTTTCGCCAGGCCAAGAGCAATTGGGAAAAGTAACACAAAATGATATTGCAATTGTAGATGCAACGGTAAAGTCTGTATTAGTTGAAACAAGTGCAGATCCATTTGAACAGCTTTCCCATTTAGCACGGCTTAAATTTGAGTCTGGTGACATACTTTGTCTTGCTGGACTATGCCCGCGCAGAACAACATTTGAATTTGCTAACATAGCCAAGTCCCGCAACGAAAACTATATGCCTGGTACTGGCATTGACCATCGGGGCATGGATCTCCCCAACGGTAAAATATATCATAGAGCAGCAATTGAAAAGAATCTGTACGATGTGTGGCCTTACGTTGCAGTCATTGGCAATCCAGAAACAGCAGCACTGAGTTTCAAAGTTGTAGCACTTCTTGACAAGTCACTGTACTGGGCAAACTACGAGCCCGAAACCCCATTGCTTGAACATTTACTTGCAGTGGCCGCATCTACTGGACCCTGGACAGCACCAGCTTGGTTTAAAGTAGTTGACATGAGTATGCGCGATTTAGAAGTAGCACCAGTCATGTACGCAAATCATGCATGGGATGATTGGATTGCATTTTATCCAGCTAACGGAAATTTTAAACTAGAAAATCATTCGCAAGTAAATCCAGTATGGGTAGCCGGCAGTGTCAAGCCATTGGAGTACTGGCGCAATGGCTAATATTAAATTTGAATTACGTACACGCAAAAAGCAAATTCCTGAACTGTGGACGATCAATTATAATATAGACAACGGACAAATTAAGTCAATTGAACCCGGCCAACTAAAAGCAGCTGGTAGCTTAATAGTTGTCTATAGTAAAGTAAGAGATTTACTAGCAGGCAAGTTAAACCAGAACGATTTCAAAGTTGCGTTTAGTGATACAGTTGGAGCACTCGACTTAGTTAATGTAAAGCAACACGAAGCATTTAAGAAAACGCATGTATGGAAAAGCTGGCTAAGCACCAGCGAATATCAAGGAAATCCGCTCAGCGATTTGCGTGTCACATTATTCAATGATACAGGTATAATTAGAATTGAAGCAACCAGTGTATGGGTAACTGCTTTGCGCGAACGACTGGCGATTGATTTTACAGACGAGTCGTTGCAATTGTTTATTACCGACGAAGAAGATCCTCATCAATTATTTGGACAGCTTAGTGTTAAGTTAATTGACATTGCTGACCGTGGGTATTACGAAAATAGACTTTGGTCTATTATGGATCATGATTTAGTCAAGGACATACTGTTCAAAGGACAGCGCATACGAATTAACACGCCACCTATTGCCAGCAGTATGTTTTTTACTCGATTGACTGCGTACTCGGCCTTTAACGGCATAGTTGACGGCCAAACAGTTATGAGCCATTCTGGACCGGGTAAGCATGTATCACTGTATCTTAAAGATGGTGGACTATGGGCTTGCAGTTATTATCAGCCTGGTTCCCCATTGGAGCAGTTAGTTGGCAATTTAAAAATTGCGATACTGGCCGGTGACGACCCCGATAACTTTTATGGTTGGGCTGAATTACCAGTTCTCATGCTCAAGCAACCGTTTGCGTTTGAAGTGCTTGACAAATGGCCGTATCAGACCACCCCGCATGTGTTATATAAAGCAAGTAATATCGACATAGGAGCATTAATTTGAAAACCGCAATTACAGAATTTGATGTAGTGTTTATCAGCTACGACGAGCCAAATGCAGACGAAAATTATGCAGACCTATTGGAAAAGTGCCCGTGGGCTAAACGTAGTCACGGTGTATATGGCAGTGATGCTTGCCACAAAGCAGCGGCCAAGTTAGCTGAAACAGAACGCTTTATTACAATTGATGCTGATAACAAAGTACGAGATGACTTCTTTGAAATGGAATTGGATTTAAGTAAATTTGACAAAAGCGATGTACTATCATGGAGCGGCAAAAACGTTATCAATGGATTGGTATATGGCAACGGTGGCATCAAGCTTTGGCCCAAGAAAGTTGTGGAACAAATGCGAACACACGAAGCAGTTGATTCCGGCGCAGGCGCAGTTGACTTTTGTTGGGATATTCACTATCATCAGTTAAACAACATCTATTCAGATGTTTACAATAACAGTACTCCATATCAAGCATATCGTGCAGGCTTCCGCGAAGGCGTTAAGCTAGCCCTTATCAATGGGCAACCAATGGACTGGCGTCAAATTGCAGACCGCAACAACTTTAAAAATCATCGTAGACTATTAGTTTGGATGAGTGTCGGTGCCGATGTACAAAACGGATTGTGGGCCATGTACGGCGCACGTTTAGGTTGCTATATGACCAACTTACGCAAAGATTGGGATTACAAATTAGTAGCTGATTTCGAGTGGCACAATCAGTATTGGGCCGAAACAGTTATGCCAACGTTTGCTGGAACAGAAGAAACATGCCCAGTATCAAAATATTCTTACAGCGTAGAAAAGTTGTCAAGTGAAACTCAGCGTTTAGGAAAACTACTAAAGCAAGATTTGAGATTGGAAATTGCGGACTTAGACGAAGCAGGATCAAAGTTTTTTAAAGCAAGCTACTTTAACCCGCACCGCCTTGGCCCAATGGTCAAAGAAAGCGATGTTGAACAATTTATTGCGGAGTAAGCCTTGCTAGATGTTTTCTTTATTTCAATGGGAGAAGAAGGCAGCGAAGCCAATTGGCAACGACTGCTAGAATTTGTTCCAAATGCAAAGCGAGTAGAAAACGTTATTGGCATTTATAATGTTCATAGAGAATGTGCTATGCGTAGCTCGACTGACAATTTTTGGGTTGTAGATGCAGATGCTTGGATATTGGACTACTTTGATTTTACGTGGGAACCAGATCCTGCCGCAGTGCATTGGGGTGTTCCTGAAAATGAATGTGTTGTGATTTGGCCTAGTATCAATCCAGTCAATGATCTTGTGTACGGCTATGGAGCAGTAAAAGTATTTTCACGTACTCCGTTTATCAATAAAAATAAGTGGGCAATTGATATGTCCACATCGTTATCTGACGTTGTAATTGCCAAAGATATTATCAGTTGCGAAACAAGATTTAATACTACCCCTGAGTCTGCATGGATTGGAGCATTTCGAGAATGTGCAAAGCTTGCGTCACTTGCGTCAGTTAAAATTCGCATACGTAAAAGTATTGCAAAACAAAATGCAGAGCTAGATGCAGTAACTGACTTTTTGAATACACAAGATTTCACAATAGACAAGAAGACCAATTATCGTAATACGCAAAGTGTATTAATCAGAGACAGATTCAAACAGGAAACTGACATTTTCAGTTACTGGCAAGAAATTGAAACATGCAGTTATCAACGTTTAGTCTGGTGTACATACGGCTGGAATAAACCCAATGGAAAGTATTCCATTATTGGGGCACAAGCAGGTGCAGAATTTGGGTTAAAATACAGCGACGATCTATCAATTTTAAATCGTATTAATGACTGGGACTGGTTGAAAAAGGAATTTAAAAATGTCAATGTTTAACATGGCTGCAAAAGCAGCAAGCCGCAATACAGTCTCTAACGTCCCTGTTGTGTTCCTAAGTTTTGACGAGCCCAATGCAGATGCACATTGGGAATTATTGAAACAAGTAACTCCGCATAATAATATTGCAAGAGTACATGGTGTAGTTGGGTTCGATGCCGCCCACAAAGCTGCTGCTGAAGCATTTCCTAATAGTGAATATGTTATCACAGTAGATGCAGACAACCAAGTTGACCCAAAATTCTTTACTAAAACATTACCTCAATATATGGACGGACAAATTAGCTATACATGGGGTGGCCGACAAGTTACTAATGGCCTTATGTACGGCAATGGTGGATTGAAAATGTGGAGTACAGAGCATCTTGCCAATATGAAGAGTCATGAGCTGGCTGACGAAGAACGTGACGCAGTTGACTTTTGCTGGGACTTTCGACGC